ACGAGGTCTTCTTTCCGGCCTACGAACGAATGCTTAAACGATTAAAATAATGCCAGAAAAACTCTCTAAAAAAGAACTTATAGATCAGATAAGAAAAGCTGGTGAGTCAAAGGCAGGTCCTTTTGTTTCCTCACCTTCAGAATTAATTAAGGATTACTACGGAGGAGAAGGTCCACTTAGAGAAGAATTAGCGTCTGCTAAATATTACTCTGAGAAAAAAATGCAAAACAGAGATCGGAGGGGCAAGGAGAAAAGAGCAGACTACTTTAAAGAGAAGGACATCGAGGGCAGGATGTTTGAGGAGATACCAGTATATGTAGACCCCCTATATGGGGATTCTTACACTCCCTCTGAAAAAAAAGTAAACTCGGGGGGTTCTAGGGTAGCTGGAATAGATTTACATAACGCTAATTTCTACTTAGAGAAGATGGGCAAAGAAGGCATGACCCAAGTTGAAGCGCATGAATTGCAACGCCATATCGACAACTTGGAATTAAACGAATTTGAAAATTTTGGGGACCCCGTGGAAATGGAAGGTGGTAAGCTCCCTAAAGGTACTACTCTAGAGTCTTTTGAAGAGCGTCACATCGGGTCGGGCCTAGAACATGAAATGGGTCACCACGTTTACAGACCCGAACAAACTCAATATCCAGTTTCAACTGACCTCAAAAGAAGTTACTTTGATAATAAATCTGAGTTATTTCAAGCATTAGGGAAGTTTCAAAGAGAGCATTTTAAAAAAACTGGGGAACGAGTCACGAAACCTGAAGAACTTTACAACTTGATTAAGTCGGGTGAAGACTTCGATTACTTGTCAAAAGAAGGGAGACGACTAATAAATTATTTAAAAAAAGAGGAGAGAGGGGAGAAGGGCGATGAAGTCCTAAAATTTATCAGTGAACTAGCTCCAATGTTTGTGGAGAACGACGGCAGTTCTTTTGCAGACTCCGTTGAAAACAGATTAAGTTAAATAAAATAATGACGAACCTAACATTAGTCCGCCCAAACAAGAGACCCTACAGCTTCGATAAAGTCGCTCAAGAGCTGATGACGAAAGAAGGTTTCGTCGAGAAGCCTTACAGAGACTCTAAAGGTCTGTGGACAATCGGATACGGAAAACTTATTGGTGACGGCAGTGATGAGTCTTACATGAAGTCACCATACTATACTGGAAAGATTACGATGGGGCGAAGCGGGATTGCTAAAGAAGCTGATCTTTCTGGAAAGTCTATTAGCGAAGAGGCGGCTAGAGACATGATGATGAAGTCAATCAGCGAGAAGGCTGAACTGGCAACCAAAGAAGGAATGTTGGGTGACAAGTTCTTCGACCTTTCTCCAGAGCTTCAAGATGCTGCGCTTTCGTCCGTGTATCGTGGCGGTTTATCTGGATCGCCTAAGACGATGCAAAATATTCGGGAAGGTAAGTTCGCTGAAGCCGCTAAAGAGTTTCTCGATAACGAAGAATATAGGGGGGCTGTGGAATCTGGTTCTGGCGTCGCCGCTAGAATGAAGGGTCTCGCTAACCTTCTAGAAGAGGAGGCAAAGAAGAAAGCCTCGTTCGCAGAGAGGGTAGAGCAGAGGATGGTAGAATGAGAAAGGAATCAGCGCGTAAGCGCAAACTATGAGTCGCTTCATCGTCTACAAACCTACGCCGGAGGATGTTTGTGAGGCATTCCGAAGATCAGAAGTATTAGGACGTCTTTCTACTTCCTTCACTAAAGGTAAGGGAAACATGACAGGCTTCTTAGGGGAGGTCGCGTTCGAGAACACTTTCAAGAAGTTCAACTACGTGGGGGACAACTCGTTCACTCATGATTACGTTTACAAAGGACTCAAGGTAGACGTGAAATCGAAACGGGTCGCGTCCATGCCATTACTCAAATACAACGCTTCGGTTGTAAAAACGAAGTATAGTAAGTTTGAGGCGGACGTTTACTTCTTCATGAGAGTTCACGAAAATTTCCATAAAGTCTGGCTTTGCGGGTGGTCTCCTAAGAAGTCCGTCATATCCAAGAAATGGTTTAATAAGAAAGGTGACGTCGATAAAGACGGATTCCGATACAAGGCCGACGGGTATAACATACCGATAATTAAGACTAGGAGGCCCGACTCTTTCGAGTCACTCATTCTTCGGAGGTAGGTTCAGTGCGGCCTGCTCATACGTCCATATTATACATCTGCTTTGTAGCCTATGTCATACCTCTCATCAAGATTAATACGCCAAACTTTGCCATTTCCTTGTCCTTGAGATGTGACTGGGCGGATCTTGTTATTAACCCGTCCGGCTTCTTCCAGAGTGATCATACCTCTCCGGCAGAACTCCAGATTTCTCGAAGACCCGACTTCCCGACCGCTGTTCAGGTCATGCAGAAGAACCTGAAACTCAGTGAGTGTGCCTGTCCATTTACCCATCTCTGGATAAACCTCGCGACAACGCTTTGAGAAATACTCGACCAGTTCAGAGATCGTGCTGCGGCTGCTATTATCGTATGCGGCATCTGCGATGGTAGGATCGATGTAAGACTTCACACCGAAACGGCCAACATCCTCAACGCCTTCCGGCACTTTCCAGTCTTGTAAGAATTTAGCAAAGTAAGGCAACTCGCCCGCGATCTTGGCTTCGAGGACTTGGTTCGTTTCAAACTTATTGGTAGACTTATCGCTGATCAACAGAGCCATGAGCTTATCACGGTTACTGGTATCGAGCGAAGGAATCACCGACAGAGAGTTCGCGTCCATGTTTAGGGACATGGTCACACGACCAGTCCAAGGGACCGACATCGCGTCAGCATACTTGGCCATATACTCAACTCGCGGATTAGCCACCGCACGTTTGAGTAGTTCGGTCGCCCGTCTG